ATGCAAAAACGCAACGTTTCAATTGTCTTAAGAGAGCTGCTCGATCGCGACGGGATCTCCCCCACGGAGCTTCACCGGCGTACCGGCGTGCCTCAATCCACCCTGTCCCGGATTCTCAGCGGCAAGATCGTTGATCCGTCGGACAAGCACATCTCGCGTATCGCTGATTACTTTCGTGTGAGCACCGACCAGCTGCGCGGTCGCGCGGCGGCGGCGTGGCAGGGAGCGCGCGACCCGATGCATTCGGAGCTCAAGGATATAAGCCTGTGGGATGACGACACGCCCGTTAATGATGACGAGGTGTCGATCCCCTTTTTGCGCGAGGTTGAATTGGCTGCTGGATCAGGAAGATTCGTCATCGAGGAAAGCGAGAAGGCCAGCCTGCGGTTCGGCAAGCGCAGCCTGCGGCATAACGGTGTGCAGTTCGACCAGGCCAAGTGTGTGACGGTACGCGGCAACAGCATGCTGCCGGTGTTGCGCGACGGGGCGACGGTGGGGGTGAATGCGGGCAAGAGCGGGATCGGCGATATCGTGGATGGTGATCTGTATGCCATCAACCACAACGGCCAGTTGCGGGTCAAACAGCTCTATCGCCTGCCGTCGGGGATCCGCCTGCGCAGCTTCAATCGTGATGAGCATCCGGATGAGGACTACAGCTTTCAGGATATTCAAGAGGAGCAGATCAGCATCCTCGGTCATGTTTTCTGGTGGGGCATGTACGCTCGCTAACCCTTCTCTGTAAGAAACAGCCCGCCCAAGAGCGGGCTTTTTTTCGCCTGTGGAAAATCGCCAAGTGCCCGACATTCCAGGATTTATGCGCTGTCGCATTGAATTTGCAAAATTAAATGCATTTATGCATTGACTGTATATGCATGCATGCATATTCTTCATCTCAAGCCAGCCAACAAGGCCTGGTGGAGGCGGCAAGGATGCTGCCAGGGAAGACAGGGAAAGCACGCAACACTGGCATGGACGCCACTGAGTGGTGGCAAGGACGCCAGGCAATACCGGCAAGGATGCCGACGCTCTTTAGTTTCACGGTTTCACCACAGGCAGCGATGGACCGGCCTTGACGGTCCAGAGGGTTGGCAACTGACCCGGGTGTGCAGCGTAAAGCACCAGAAGCAGTTATCCGGCAGACAGGGATCGTGGTCGGAAAAACATCGAGGAAAGATCCGTACCGCGCCAGTAGCGCCGAAAGATCGCAAGGACCGTATTACTGAAAAGCCCGGGCTACCGGGCTTTTTGGAATGCTTACCGACAAGCCAATCCATCTTTTTATCAAAGCACCGGCCACCTGCCGGTTTTCCGCATTCCAGGAGGCGTGACATGACAAACGAGCAGCAAGCGTTGGCAGAAATGCCTATCTGGCTGGTGATTATTCTGGCCCTGATCGGCGGGGTATCCGGGGAAATGTGGCGCGCCGACAAGGAGGGCGCCCGCGGTTGGTCGCTGGTTCGCCGCCTGGCCCTGCGTTCCGGGGCGTGCATGGTGTGCGGGGTTTCTGCGTTGATGTTGCTGTACGCCGCCGGCATGTCGATCTGGACGGCGGGCGCCCTCGGGTGTTTGACCGCCATGGCTGGTGCCGACGTCGCCATCGGCCTTTACGAGCGCTGGGCCGCCAAGCGCATCGGGGTCAACCAGCCCCCGGATTCAAAGTGATCGTTGCAAGGAAGCCCCACCATGACCCTCATTGAAAAACCTTCACAACTACCGATTGCCGTCGGCCAGGCACTGCGTACAGCGTTTCCCGAACTACGGGTGGGCAGCCCGCCGGGCATTCTGGCGGCGGATGAAACCGGCGTGGCGATCACGGTCGAACGCAATGGCCCGGGCGTACGTTCCCTTGAAGGGCGCAAGGCCCATGTGTTGTCGATTTCGCTCAAGATCATGGCCTTCCAGGGCGCGCAGCCCTTTGATGCCTGTGACCTGGCGAGCCGGCTGATGGACCTGGTGCTGGATAACCGTTGGCAGTTGCCGGCGGCCCAGTGCGATGTGCCGGTGAATATCGTCGCGCTGCCGTCGACCCTGGCTGGGGCCGAAACCAATTACGACAGTTGGACCGTGTCCTTCAACCAGACCCTCTACCTCGGCCCGCCGCTGCTCGACGACCCCACCGGCAAGCCGCTGTTTGCTCGTACCTGGGAAGTGTCAAATATCGATGACCCCGATCAATACCGGCCATTGCAGGAGTAGCCCATGTTCGATGCCCTGTTACGCCTGCAATTGGCGCCCATTGTCGAGCGCCTGGCGCAGATGGAAACCCAGCTGGAAGACCTCTACCGGCGGGCCGAGAGTTTTTGCCGGATCGGCGTGTGCCAGGAGGTGGATGCGGCCAGCAACACCTGCAAGGTCAGCCACGGCGAGTTGCTGACCCCGGCGATTCGCTTTTTCAACCCCAGCGCCGGAGCGCAGACGGAAACGCGCATCCCCACGGTGGGCGAGCAATGCCTGTTGCTCAACTACGGCGGCGGCGAGGGCGGGGGGCAGTCGGTGGCGTTGTTTGGCCTGAACAGTGAGCGCTTCCCGCCACTGTCCAATGTGGCCAGCCTGACGAGCCGGCGTTACCCGGATGGCACGCAAAGCACCTACGACGCCGCCAGTCACGTACTGGATTGGAGCAACGGGCCTACGGCATTCAACGGCTCTCGCGAGCAGGTGCAGATTAGCCTGGGCACCGCCCGTTTGGTCATGACCGCCACCACCGTCAGTGTGCACGTCGGTGCCGTCGGCATGTTGCTGGATGCGTCCGGCGTTCACTTGAGTGGCCCGGTGGTGGACCACCAGGGTCGAGTTATCAGCACGGCATAAGGATTTGCCATGATCGGAATTGAGAGAAACACCGGGGCTGTGGTGGACGACTGGCCGCAATTCGTCCAGCGCGCCACCCGAGCCCTGACTACGCCTTTGGGCACGCGGCAGAAACGCCCGCTCTACGGATCGCTGATCCCGCAACTGTTGGGGCAGAACCTGGGCGACGATCTGTTGATCCTTGCCCAAAGCCACGCCGCCCAGGCCTTTTACAACCCCCAGAACGGCATCGCCGATTTTGTTCCGCAAGTCATCGTCGCCAATCGCCAGGGCGCTGGCCTGTTGCTGCGGTTTGCCGGTACCTGGAAAAACCGCAAGCAATCCTTCGAGGTGGTGACATGAGCATGTTGATCCCTGGGCAGAACCAATTGGCGCCGCCCGACCTGATCGCCGTCGACGAATTCGAGCCGCTGCTCGCACAGTTCAAGGCATTTGTCGTCGACTATGTCGCCGCCCGGGCCCCGCAAAGCGCGGCCAGGCTCAAGGTCAGCCTGGACAACGAAAGCGAGCTGTTGACCCTGGCCCTGGAAGCCTTTTGCGTGCGCCTGCAAACCCATGAGCGCAAGTACAACGCCCGTATCCAGCAGATGCTGGCGTGGTGGGCCACCGGCAGCAACCTGGATGCGCGCCTGGCCGATATGGGCCTGGAACGCCAGGTGCTTGACCCTGGCGACCCGGCGGCATTCCCTCCCGTGCCGCCCACCTTGGAAAGCGATGACGATGCCCGGCTGCGTTACTACCTGGCACCTCATGCGCCGGCAGCCGGTTCGCGTATGCAGTATCGGCGCGAGGTATTCACCCTTGGCGAGCGGCCGGCGGTGAAAGTCCAGGGTACTGCCGCCGGTGTGGTCACGGTCAGCTATACCTTCGACCCGGATGGCTATGCCGCCCAGGTCAAGGACGGCAACGCCCGGCGCACGGCACCTGGGGAAGTGATGGTCACCGTGCTGTCCCGCGCCGGCAATGGCACGCCTTCAACGGATTTGCTTGACGGGGTGCGACGTCATTTCGCCCGGCCCGATGTACGCCCGGAAACCGATTGGGTGACGGTGCAGGGCGCGCAGATCGTGCCGTACAAGATTCGTGTGGTGGCCAGGATCAACGCCGGTCCGGACTCGGGGTTGACGCAAGTGGCGGCCCAGCAGTTGCTGCAGACCTATGCCGAGTCCTGTCATCGCCTGGAAGGGCGTGTGGATCCGAGTTGGATCGACTACACCATCCACACCGCCGGGGCGGTGCAACTGGAGATCCTCGAACCGCTGGCGCCAATTATCACCACGGCGTTCCAGGCTCCGTATTGCACAGGTGTCGAGGTGGAGGTGCGCAGCTTATGAGTGAAGCATCCAGCCTGTTGCCCGCCAACAGCTCACCGCTGGAGAAGGCGCTGGACCTGGGTTTTGGCCGACTGCTCGAACGGGTCGTGCCGCCATTCCCGGCGCTGATGAACCCGCTGCAAACGCCAGCGCCATTCTTGCCTTACCTGGCCGCCGACCGTGGCGTCAGCGAATGGAATGCCTCTGGCGACGAAACCGAAAAACGCCTCACCGTGGCCCTGTCCTGGCAGATCCAGCGCCAGGCCGGTACGCCCCGGGCCTTGAGTCACGCGGTCGAATCCCTTGGGTTCACCCCCAATATCCTGGCCTGGTACCAACAGCACCCGCAGGCCCAGCCCTACACCTTCGACGTGCAGGCGATCATTGGCCGCAGCTGGTCCAGTGGCGATCACAACCGCCTGATCCGCCGCATCAACGCGGCCAAGAGCGAGCGCGACCTGGCCACCATCACCCTGGTGCATGAGGTGCTGGGGGGGCTGCCGATTACCGGCGTCGCCCACCGGGCGCTGAACGACGGCGAACTGTCGCTGTGGGGTGCCTTGCCGGAACTCAAGCTCAGTTCAAGGCTTAACAGTGCGGGCGTCGCCCAGCACTACACCATTAACGACTACGACCTCAGGGCGCAGCCATGACCGATGACATTACGCGCCTGGTGCGCTTCACCTCCAAGGGTTTGGATGAAGTGCTGCAGGCAAAGAACCAAGGCTTGAAAGGCCAAATCACCCACATCGCCGCTGGCACCGGCCGCTACACCCCCACCGGCAACGAAACCGCCCTGCGCGATGAGCGCCAGCGTGTGGCGATTGTGGATTACGAAGACCTGGGCGACCGCCAACTGCGCATGGCTGCACTGTTTGATGGCGATGGCGAGTATGAGATTGGCGAGTTCGGATTTTACCTCGCCAGTGGAACGTTGTTGGCCGTGTATTCGGTGGCGGGGCAGTTGCTGACGTATAAGGCGGCGGCAGCGCGGGTGTTGCAGAAGTTTACGTTGGATATCTCGCCGTTGCCGGCGGATAGCGTGACGATTGTGGTGGGGAGTGAAAATTTGAATGTATTGTTGACCGAGGAAATCGCAGAACTTGCCACCGCCAGTGTTGACAATATGGCTCGGCATGTCGGCGTTCTATTTCGAGTCGTGGCACTGGAAGCCAAGTGACGAGCTGACTTAAAAGATAGGCAATATAGGGAGTTGAATATGAGTATGGAAACTACGATCACTAATTTGGTCGCGGCTGCAAATAAGTTAACCAGTGCGGTGAATGGCAAGGTCGCTGAAATAGATGCTTCTGTTTTAGCTGCGGTACGTGCCATTCCAGAAATGTCGAGGTCGTTTTATATTGATGCGGCCGCCGGTAGTGACCTGGCGTTGGGCTCGATGGAGGCACCTCTTAAATCCATCAAAGAGGCGATGGGGCGATCGAATACTACCCCTTATGTAACGATCTACCTGAAGGCTGCGCAGACACATGAGTATGCGGCGCCTACTGATCAAACGCCTTATTGGTCCGTCGCGAACAAGCTGGTTTTCATGAAATATGGTACGGGGAGCAATCCGGTCTTCTCGCCCAAGGTTGGCGAATATATGGCCGGTAGTTCAAACATTCATTTCTTGTCGCTTGAGGGGGGCAGTGTTTACTTTCGAGTTGTTGATATTGTTATGCCGACTGTGTTGAAGGCAGGCACGTCGGGTTGGTATTCCTTCGGTTCGTCCCTGTTTCATCGCGCACATGGATCCGCTGCTTCAGTACAGGGCTCAGTCACCTTTTCCGGGAATAAGTTGACGTTGGGGGCGGTCAATGTTTTTCATTCGGGGTACTCTGCTAACTATAGAGTGGAATTTACTTACTCTGTTGTAGACGCTGAGTTTTCAACAAAATTTGCTGAGTTGGGTGGTGCGACGATGGTGTTGTCGGTGTTTGCGTCGTCGATTACCCAAAACAAGACTTGGGCGCACCTTGTGACTGGTTTAATCAAGGACTCCGGAGGGAGTTTGTCTAACTTACTTAGTAATGTCGGCAATGTCGTGGCTGCTGGAGTTTGATGATGATCAAAGAATTCAGAGATAAAGATCGGACTTTTTATAACGTGACGGTAGATCAGTTGCTTGACATGGGTTTTTCCAAAACCGAAGTCGACACCGCTTTGCAGATCGAGCAGGCCGCTGATGTGGCTTTCAATCGTCGTCTGGCTTACCGAATAGATTCGGACCCGCTCTATATGGAGTGGCAATACGATCAAACCGAGGCCAACGAGAAAGCGTGGCGAGCAAAGGTCGCCGAAATCAAGGCTCGTTACCCGCTACCGGGCGAGTAACGCGGTAGCAATCACGAACGCCGCGAAAGCGGTTTTTTTTCGCCTCTAAAAAAGCCCTATATCTGGGGCTTTCGCGTTTCTGGAGTACCCCCATGGTCAACCGCCAAACCTACACCGTCCTCATCCCATTCCCCACCGAAGGTGGCCACTGGTCCACCGTCGGCCAGGAGCTGGATCTGTTGGACGTCGAAGCAACCGCCCTGCGTACCGCCGGCCGCCTGGAACTGACCAGCGTGCTGGCTGCCGCCCAAGACACCCCACCGGCCAAGCAGGCCGCTACCCAGAAGGCTGAATAATCATGGCTGAGGTTTTGAACTTCGAGCATAACGGCATCACCGTCAATGCCAGCGAATCCCCTGAGGCCATGGGTGGCCTGGGTGACAACGTGATCGGTCTGGTCGGCACTGCGCCCAATGCGCACCTGTCGGTCCCGAAAAACGCCCCGTTCCGTATCAACAGCTTTACCGCCCAGGCGCTGTTGGACCCGACGGGTGCCGAGTCGGGCACGCTGTTTCATGCGGTGTACCAGATCCTCAAAGTGGTCAAGGTGCCGGTCTATGTGGTGATCGTCGAAGAGGGCAGCACCCCCGCCGATACCCTCAACAACGTGATCGGCGGCAATGAGCCGGTGACCGGTCGCAAACTGGGCCTCGCGGCGCTTGGCAGCGTCCCGGAAGACCTGACCATCATCGGCGCCCCGGGCTTTACCGGGACCAAGGCGGTGGCCTGTGAATTTGCCGCGTTCGGCAAGCGCATCAAGGCCCGTGTGGTGCTGGACGGCAAAGACGCCAGCGTCGCCGAGCAAGTGACCTACAGCGGTGAGCTGGGTGGCGCCGACCTGGGTTTGGACCGCTGCCTGCTGGTGCACAACATGCCGTCGGTGTACTCCAAGGCCGCGAAGAAAAACGTGTTCCTCGCGCCGTCGTCCCTGGCCATCGCCGCCCTGGCCAAGGTCAAGCAATGGGAAAGCCCGGGTAACCAGGTGACTTTCGCTGAAGACGTGTCCCGGGTGGTCGAGTACAACATCCTCGACACCTCCACCGAAGGCGACTTGCTCAACCGCTACGGCGTGAGCTACTACGCCCGCACGATCCTCGGCGGCTTCTCGCTGCTGGGTAACCGCTCCATTACCGGCAAGTTCATCAGCTATGTCGGCCTGGAAGACGCCATCAGCCGCAAGCTGGTCAAGGCCGGGCAGAAAGCCATGGCGCATAACCTGACCAAGTCGTTCATGGACCAGGAGGTCAAGCGCATCAACGACTGGCTGCAAACCCTGGTAGCCGACGAAACCATCCCTGGCGGCAGTGTGTACCTGCACCCGGAGCTCAACAGTGTCGAGAAGTACAAGAACGGCACTTGGTTCATCGTGATCGACTACGGCCGCTACGCACCGAATGAACACATGGTTTATCAACTCAATGCCCGCGATGAAATCATCGAGCAGTTCCTGGAGGACGTTCTCTAATGTTTACCAACCGAGTCAGACAGGCCATTGCGGCCACTCTCCAGGGCCTGCCGTTGTCGGCGACCGTCGAGGAGTTCACCCCGCCGAAGATCGAGTTCGACATGGAAGCCATGGCCGGCGGGCGCTTTATCGCCGAAGAAATGGCCAAGAGCGCCAAGGTACTGAGCGCCAAATTGGTGCTGCAAGGCGCCGGTCCCGAAATCATGCTGGCCCTGGGCGTGCGCTTGGGCGAAGACATCCTGCTCAATGTGCGCGAGGCGGGCCAGGATCAGGATGGCAAGACCTACTTCACCTACCACACCGTCGGCGGCAAGCTTAAATCCCTGGAGGAAGCCAAGCTGAAGATGGGCGACAAGGCCACCACCACCCTGGACCTGTCCTGCCGTACCTACCACCGCCTGGATAACGGTGTGCCGGTGATCGACATCGATGTGCGCACCCAGAAGTTCGTGCTCAACGGCGTCGACATCCTCGGCGATGCCCGGCGCGCGGTCTTGATGCCGTAAGCCTTTTCACCGATCTGAAATAGGCACGGTCAATGTGGGAGCTGGCTTGCCTGCGATTGCATCACCTCTGTTCAACTGAAAGACCGCGTTGTCTGTATCGCAGGCAAGCCAGCTCCCACATTGACCGTGCCACGGCGGATCCGCAGTGCCTTCAATATTTTTACTCAAGGAATTCAGCCCATGGCCTGGAAGCCACCCCTGCATATCCTGCTGTCGCCGATCACCGCCGACAGCGGTGCAGCGATCGAGCAGATCCAACTCAAACCTTTGTTCTACGCCCCGCAAAAGCAGGCCCTGGCCCGCGCGGGCGATGATGAGGACGACCAATTCTTCGAGCTGGCCAAGCTGGCCACCGGCTTTTCGGAAAAAGAGCTCGACCAACTCAAGCGCCCGGACTACGTGAGCATTGTCCAGTACGTGCACGACCTGTCGACGCGCCCGGCCTCGTTCTTCCTGGAAGGTTCCACCGAGCCCGGCGAGGAGGTGCAACTGCTGCTGCCGCTGGAAGTGGCTGGCCGCGTGCTGACCAGCCTGACCCTGGAAATGCCTGCCCTGCGCGCCACCAAAGTGATGAAAAAACTCGCCACCAACAAAGAGCGCGCCGAGTTCATCACCTCCCATTGCACCGGCCTGATGATCCCCGACCTGGACGGCCTGACCGTACCTGACTGGACGGAGCTGCAGGAGCGCATCGACGATTTTTTAAACAAACCGGCGGACTTCTTTCGCCGCGCGACATCGAGGTAATCCTCGACATCGTCCCGCTGGTTTACTCGGTAAACGAAGCGGAAATTCTCGAATGGAATGCCGCCAAAGCATTACGCCGCTACGACATCGCGATCAATCGCCTTGGCGTCAAATAGGAGTAGAGCGAGATGCAAGACGTTCGATATACGCTCAAGCTCGCCGATGAAGATAAACGCTGGATGACCTTTCCCGGCCTGGCCGAAACGGGCGTCTCGCAACTGCCGGCCTTGCTGCAAGCGCAGGACGAAAATCGGGTGGATGCGCCCAGTGTGGGCGTAGCGACAGAGCCGCCGTCTGGGCTGAGCCTGGCACTGGCCAACGCCAGCCTGCATATCCAAGCCTTGACCGAGGAACAGGTGCGGTTGCGTGAGAGCCTGGAGACCCTTAATGGCACCCTGTTTATCGCGGCTGGGCCGCTGGGCGCCAAGGCCGGTGAGGCCACTGCCGAAGCGCCGAAGGCAGCGCCCGAAGACAAGGTCTCGGCGGCTGAGTCCTGGTTGAGCAAGAGTTCCAAATGGGGGGCGGAGAGCTTGCTCGATACGGTCAAGAGCCGGGTGTCAGGCAAGGTGGTCGATGCGACGCTGGGCAGGTTGCCCTATGTGGGGCAATTGTTCAGGGACGACAGCAAGGACTGCTGCTGCCCTGGCGCCAAGGCACCATTGACTGGGCGGGCCCGATACGCGCCGAAAAAAACCGCGAGGCAAAAGGGCACTGGCCGGTCAAGCCCGCCGGTGCCGAGAAAAAGCGCCGGTTCCGGCAGAAGCACCAACGGGCCCATGGCAATCATGAGGGGCCTGGGGGAGCGGGCAGGCAAAGCATTTGACGGCCTGAAAACGGGGTTACAGGCAAGGGTTCCTTCTGTAGGCCCGAGCCTGCGAAGGCTATCCACCCGTGCATTGAGCACGGGCAAGGCGTTGAGATTGAAGGGGGCGTCAGCCCTCGGCCTGCGCAAGGCGTCAGCCTCCCGCCTGAGCCCCACCCTGACCCGGCTGGGAACCATCGGTGCCCGCACGTTGGCGCCATTACGCTACGCCGACGCTGCCATCAGCATCGTCCAGGGCGTGCGCAGGGGTGACAGGCAAGCCGTCGGCGGCGGCCTCGGTACCGCCGGTGGTGCCTGGGCCGGCGCCTCTGCCGGGGCGGCCCTTGGCACCCTGGTGTTCCCTGGCGTCGGTACGGCGGTGGGCGGTGTCATCGGCGGCCTGTTGGGCGGCGAGGGCGGTAGCTGGCTCGGGGAAAAACTGTTCGGCCCCAGTGATCGCCTGCCATCCCCCGATGCGGTGAGCAAGGAACTCACCAACGCCCGTTCCGATAACGTCCAGGTCACCCTGGCACCGAGCATCCAGATCACCGGCGTCAACCCGGCAGACGCCCAGCAGGTGGTCGACCGGGTCCTGCAAAGCCTGCAAAACCAATGCGTGCCGATGCTCACCGACTCACTGGCGGTTCGGCGTAACGCGGCACTGACCGATGGAGGTGATTAATGCGACAGCAGATGGTGCTGGGCGACTTTATTTTCGGGTTGTCCCGAGGAATCGCCTATTCCACGCTCCAGCGCAGCAGTGATGGTGGCTGGGGCGAACTGGAGATTATTGCCAGCAAGCCCCAGTCGCGGCAGAACGGCCAGAAGCTGGAAAAACTGACCTTCGCCGGCACAGCCATGGCGGCCGTTGGCATGCAGCGTCTGGACCAATTGCGTGCCCTGCAGGATGCACGGGCGCCGCTGCCGCTGGTCGATGGCATCGGTCGCAACTGGGGGCTGTGGCGCATCACTGCGCTCACGGAAAGCCAGGCCAATGTGATCGATGACGGCACCGCCATGGTGATCAAGTGGTCTCTGGTGCTGGAGGAATTTATCAATGCGTAGAGTGCGAAGTATTGCCGGTGATTCGGTCAACCTGCTGCTCTACCGCGAGCTGGGGCGTTGCGATGATGCGGCCGAAGAAACCCTCTGGCGCTTGAACCCCGGGCTTGCCGAGCACGGCCCGGTGTTGTCGGCGGACGTCTGGGTGATCGTGCCCGAAATGGACGCGCAAACCGGCATTGCAAGGCCGGTTTCGGCCTGGGATTAAGGAGGCAGCATGGCAATGGGATTTACCCCGGTCGTGGAGATCTATGGTGCCAACGCGGCATTGATCAACCCGCGGCTGATGCAATGGAAACACACCGACGCGGCGGGTATCGAATCCGACCGCCTGGAACTGACCCTCAATATCGAGGGCCTGGAAGGCCTGCCGAGCCTGGGGGCCAAGATCGGTTTGCGTATGGGTTATCGTGAGTCGGGGCTGGTGGAAAAAGGCGAATTTGTGATCACCCAGCGCACGCCTTATCTGTTTCCCATGCGCCTGGCGTTGGTGGCCACGGCAGCGCCGTTCAGCGTGGCGGACCAGAGTGGCTACCGCCAGCGCCGCTCCGCCAGCCATGGCCCCACGACCCTCGGCGCGCTGTTTCGCCAACTGGCCACGCGGCACGGGTTTTCACCGAGGGTGGCGCCGACACTGGATGGGATTGCGATTGATCATATCGACCAGTCCAACGAGACCGACATGGGCTTTATCACCCGTCTGGCCGGGCGCTACAACGCGGTGACCAAGCCGGTCAACGAGCTGTATGTGCTGGCGCAAAGCGGTCAGGTCAAGTCGCTGTCGGGCCAGCAACTGCCAGATGTGCGGTTGTCGGTAACCCATGACAATCGGCCCGGTGAGCAGGCATTTATCAGCGCCCGCATCGATGAAAGCGCGCGGGCCAAATATCAGGGTTGCCGTGTCAGTTGGTGGGATGGCGCAGCCTCTGGCCAGCGTGTGGTCGAGGTGGGAATCGCACCGTTCAAGACCTTGCGCCAGCGCTGCCAGAGCGAAACCGAAGCACGGTCAGTGGCCGAGGGCGAGTTGCGCCGGGTTGGGCGGGAAGGTCTGAGCATAGCCATCGATTGCCCGGGCAACCCGTTGCTGTGCGCCGAAGGGTTGTTGCTGCTGGATGAAACCTGGCCGGGGTATATGCAGGGGCGCTGGTCGATTGACAAGGTGACCCACACAGGCGACACGACAACGGGCTATCGCAGTTCGATCATGGCCCGTGGATTGGCCTCTTAGGCCATTGGAGATCAAGGATGATGACACTCACGCAACTGCAGCAGATCCTGCCCAACGCCCGCGCCCAAGCGGGCGTTTTTATTTCGGCGCTGAACGCCGCCATGCTCCACCGCAACATCACCGCCCCCAAACGCATGGCGGCCTTTATCGCTCAGGTCGGTCACGAGTCCGGCGATCTGCGTTACGTGCGTGAGCTGGGCGGCGAGCAATACCTGGGCAAGTACGACACTGGCACCTTGGCTGCACGCCTGGGCAACACGCCCGAGGCCGACGGTGATGGCCAGAAATACCGAGGCCGTGGGTTGATCCAGATTACCGGGCGGCGCAACTACCTGGCCTGTAGCCGGGCGCTGTTTGGCGATGAGCGCCTGTTGCATTTCCCTGAATTGCTGGAGCAACCGCAATGGGCGGCCGAATCCGCCGCGTGGTTCTGGCAAAGCAATGGTTTGAACGAACTGGCGGATCAGGACCAGTTCACCACGATCACTCGCCGGATCAATGGCGGCCTCAATGGGCTGGAGCATCGCCAGCAATTGTGGGCGAAGGCGAGGGCGGTGCTATGTGGCTGAACGGGCGGGCGCTGGGTGTTGCCCTGTTGATCGTCATCCCGGCGGCGGCCAGTTGGCAGATCCAGGCCTGGCGCCATGGCCTTGAGCTTGAGCGTCAGGCGGCACGGTCTTCAGAACGGCTCAACCGGCAAAGCCAGGCGGCGTTGGGTGAATACCGGGCCGAACAAGACAGGCGCCAGGCGTTGGAGCGGCAGCTGCGCGCCAGTGATCAACAGCACACGCGGGAGTTAAGCGATGCACAGCGTCACCAGGTTTCTTTGCGCGACCGGCTGGCCACTGCTGATGTGCGCTTGTCAGTCCTTCTCGACGCCGTCGGCCCCGGCAGTGGCCCCGCAATGCCAGCCACCGCCACCGCCCGCAGCGTGGTTCATGGAACCCCGCGAGGCCGACTTGACCCGGCGCATGCTCAACGAGTTATCGGCATCACCGATGCCGGCGATAATGGATTGATCGCGTTGCGGGCCTGCCAGGCTTATGTTCGGGCCGTCACCCGGTAATCTGTTGAAGACGCCTGCAGCTTGCGTGGCCGATAGTCTCCTGTAGGGTAGGCAAACCCCCGCACTTTCCTGGAGACGACC